ATGCCGAGCTTGATCAGCCCGATCAGCGATCCGACCAGCAAAGCAGCGACGGCAAAGCCAAGTATGAAGTCAAGCATCATCCTTTTCCTTTTTCGCCAGTTTTAGGTGCTGGTGTTTGTACCAGATGTTTACGATCAGACCGATGACCGCGATGATCAAGCCGCCAAAAGCCGCGATTTCGTTAGCCGTCAAGCCGAAATAAACGGCAGCGCCGCTGCCTCCGTATTGAGCGGTGGTTGCGACTTTGACGACTTCGACGCTCATGGCTTACTCCAGGGCAGCTTTGATCTCATCCGGGGTAGCCGCCGCGTCAATCGCGGTCTGGATGGTGGCGTACTTCTCGCGGATGGCTTGGCGAGCGGCTTCAGCCGCAACCGCTTCAGACGGAATGGTAGCCTTCAGATCGTAAGGCTTGAATTCCTCGGCCCGAGCAGCGCGGCGCATGTCGTGGCCGATGGCCTTGGCTTTGTCGATGTCGATTACGATGCCCATGTCCAGGCTCCACGGAATGTTCTGTCAGACGGAATCTCGGAAACATCTACGATCTCGTAAGGCTTGCCTGCGGGAATATCTTTCATTGCCGCTTCAACAGACTCAGCTGGAATGATGACCGCCACGCCGCCATCGTCAGTAGGGTAAATGATGCGTTGGTTCATGGTTGGGCCTTAGCGGAAGATGGAAACAGAAAAATATGCTGAATCATAAGGGCCGCGGCCAGGGCCACCGTTGGAGACTACTCTGATTGCTGAAGTTGTTGGAGCTACATCGCCACCAGTCGCGTTATTAGTCGCGATATTTGTAGTAAAAACATCGCTACTTCGACTTGCGGCTATAACGACAGAATAGTTCGCATCAGGCATCGCTGTCGTAAAGTTTACCGTGTAGTCACCCGTAGCGTTGTCCGTAATACTCGATACATTCCCAGACGCACGAATGGCAACTGTGCCAGTACCGTTGAAATTGACCCAAGCACGACAGCCATACGCCACAGCAGCAGATCCGTATCCAGAATTAAACGACAGGTCTCCGCTAAAGGAGCCCGTGGTGCCCGAGATCGGATTGCCGCTGACCTGAACAGTCCCCGTCGCATCCGGCAGCGTAATCGTCCGATCCGTATTGCTGTTCGGTGCGGCCACCGTGAAGATGCCCGTGCCACTGGCGTTGCCTTGAATCTTTACTTGGGACACTACAGTGCTCCTTACCAGGTCAATTGCAGTGCGGCCAGCTCGTCAACCGTCGTGCAAGCAAGAATAGCAGTCTCGTTCGCATCCGACGCAGCGCGGATCGCAGCGCGTGCGGCCAGCGTGTCAGCGTCCACAGCCTTCACGCCTTCAGCGGCACGGGTCACCTTCCAGTCGGTAGCCGCCAGCAGAGAGCCAGCAGTGGCCTTGACCTGGGCGACGAATTGAGACTTCAGGCCCTTGGTGACTAGGCGCTCAGTGCTGTCCACCATTGCAGGCTTGCCGTCCACCTCGCCCAGAACCTTGACGTACAGAGGATTGCCCTGTTCATCAGATTCCTCGCGGTCTTCCAGCAGCTTAGGATTGCCGGGGCCCCAGAAGAAACGGTCGTCATACGCCACCGGATCAGCCACCTCGGTTATGCCAATGGCAGCACGCTCTTCGGGGCTGGCAAGGCGAACCCAGTTGGCCGGGTACTGCGTGCCATCAGCAGTGGTGAACGGCACATCCAGGCCGAGAGGTTTTGAATCGAGTAGGAACATGGGTTACCTCGCGAGAGAAGTACGAAATGGAAATTCGGCGAAGGCCGCGTAGATGTAGCTGCCGCTGGCGTTGTAGCCTCCTTCAGTCGTTCTTAGCTTGAAGCCGTTAGACAGAAGATCAACCGGGTAGCTGGTGAGCGCACTGCTGGAGCTGTTGGCTAGCAGCATTTCATCGGCTGCGTTATAGGCGGGGCGGCGATTGTCAGCCATGTTCCAGTTGGAGACGCCGTCTGTGCGCTTACACATCACAAAAGCGGGCCTAAAGCCTGTGAAAATAAACGGCCCATCAGTGCTGCCGTTGCCGGTGTAGCTGCCGAACTTGCTGAAGCCTGCGACCTCGGCGAAGAGGTAGGCGACATAGGTTCCACCATTTGCATTGGTGATGTTGGATGTTACGCCTACCGAAAATACGGATGACGTTGGAAGTGTGTTATTCCATATGTTGGCGTCTGTTCCTGTTGCCCCAGTTGTGTCGAGCAATAGGTATTGATTTGCTGCAATTGATGTGTGCCATACAGCCCAACTGTTTGCCGCATCACGGCGCTTCACGATAAGCATTTTCGGCGCAACGCCAAGCGAGTGCGCCACCGTGCGTGCGCTGCCCGTGCCCGTATAAGTCACGATGTCAAAGCCGGGTGTCGCGCCTTCTTTCCAGCCCCCAAACGCATAGGTATATGCGTTCTGGTTGGTTGATCCAGTGCCGCTTACGTTGTCACCCAAAACAATTCCGCCAGTGGTGAAGCCGTTGGTGACATCAATGTTTGTTTGCTCTGCATCGGTCAGATTTGAGAACAGTTGCTTGTCGCCACCGACAACCCTATTCACCAGGACATGAGAGCCGGCATTGCTGCGTGACTTGATCCAAGCAAGATCAAGGTCAAATCCAAATCCCGTGACAGAACGATCTTGAACGGCGTTGCCCGTGTACGTCACCACATCAAAATACTGATTGCCCTTCAGGATCGTCGGCTCCGGCAGGTTCTGCGTGTTCAGCGCCCTGAAGCCGGTGGGCGGGGTGTAGGCGAAGGGGCGCTGGCCGAAGTTGACATCAAAAGCAACCGAGCCAGTACCTTCATCCGAAAAAGCGAAGACCCAATCAGCAGCGGGTATAGATGAATACGCCACGCCCTGCGAGACGTTATCTCGGTAGAACGTTAGCGATCCCGCATCCGCGTCAAAGGCAATGCCAATTGTGTGGGATGTCGTGTAAGAACTTCCATAAGACCCCGCTGTGCCAGCGTTGTATTTATTTCCGTTAGTACTGTAGTAGCCGTAAGAGCCGGAAGTTCCACCGACGTAGCTTGTCGGCGCTTCTGCTGAATTGCGGATGCCGATAAGCGCACCAATGGCTAGTGACGAAAATTTGACTTCGCAATACCACTTGCCGGACGGCATTGCCATTGACGCGGAGGTAAGCCCGAATGCCGATGATGCTGTTGTGGCCGTTAAGTTGCCATTGGTGATAGTGCTTGGGACGGCTGGCCCGGATAGCGGATTCAAAACCGCATAATTCCCCCGCCCATCCCCGCCATCAGCCCACAGCGTCGGCACATCCAGCATGGAGTCGTAGGTCGCACCGCTGGTCACCGAGATGTTGTTCGGCGTCCAGTTATTGCCGTTGCCCGAGTAGTCCTTGCCGATGGTCGTAGCGGTGTTGCTGCTGTTATCGGAGAAGTTCAGGAAAAAGCCGTTCGTGCCGTAGGTGCCGGTGTACTTCTTGGGCTTCCACACGCCGGTGAGAACATCGGTTTCGCCGAAGCTGCTGGGCGTGAGGGCTTGGCCGTCGATGAAGTTGATCTCGGTGAGGTAGCCGTCGTAGTATCTTCCACTTACGGATCTCATGCGTCCGATTGAATGTACCTGTGTTGTATTTACATAAGTGTCGTAATTTTGAGTTGGATAGGATGATGTTGAAAACGAAGTTACTTGCGTACCATTAATATAAAGTTTTGCCCTGTCAGCCGATGTTGCTTGAGTAGTGTCAACAGATAGCACTAGGTGAAACCATGCAGAAGGGTCTCTAAAAACTTGAGTTGTTACTAAGTTAAGTTGATACGCTCCAATGTAGGAATAGATCGTAAGCGTATCATTTGCATTTAATTGAATAATGGCTTCATTGTTTCCTGAGCCATCAGAGGCCTCAAAAATCTCTTGTAGCGCACTCAAAGCTCCACGCTTAACCCAACCACTAAATGTCCAAGTCTTGCGGTTGCCCGCGCTCCCCGGAGTGCGGTTGAAATACGCAGACGCACTCGAGCGCAGCCGCACGGAACGGCTGATCTGGTAGCCCTCATCAGCCAGCAGCAGCGGGATGGCGTTGACTACGCTCACTTGCGATCTCCGATCAGACGGGCGGTGATGTTGGTCGTGCTATCGACGTAGTACACCAAGATGTCCACCGCGTTGGCAGTGGTCGTCAGTGTGGGCGCAGCACCAGCGGGGAAGTCCCAGTAGCTGCCATAAGCCAAAGTGCGCGAGCCAGTGCCGTCTTGGGTGAGCTTGATCACGCCGGACTGTCCAGCCACCAAGTTCGTCGGGTTGGCCAACGTGGCGTTGCCCGTCAGAGTGACTGCATAGTTATTGCCCGCACTCATGTCCAGATTGAGCGTGGACGCATAGGTCAGCGTGGTGACGTTTCCGATAACGCCATTGGCTACCGCAAGTCGGCTTCCGCTAATCGCGCCGCTACCATCAATAGTTATTGGCATGTTTGCCTCTCCTTAAACCACAGTCCAGACTGAACCGGAAGAAATCGTCACCGAAGTGCCAGAATCAACTGTCACAGGCCCAGCGCTCAGACCGTTGTCCCCGGAGGCAATTGTATAGTTTGAGCTGACCGTAGCGCTGTTGATCTCAATACCGTTGCTCGCACGCGGAGCCTTCACACTCAACTCGCCCGTGCTGGGTTTGAAGAGATACTGAGCATTGCTCGTGTACAGCGTCGTCGGAGTGCCCGAAGTTGCAGCCGCAAAGAGCGGATACAGGTTCGTGCTGGTCGCCGTGTCGTTGGACAGCGATGCCCCCGCATTGACCGTCGCCCAGGAAGTATTCGTTCCGTCCGTCGTCAGGTACTTGCCCGACTGCGAAGACTGGCTCGGGGCCAGGGCGTTAAAGGCCGTGTTGGCCGTCGTCTGGCCCGTGCCACCATTGGCAATCGGCAGCGTGCCGGTCACCTGGGTTGTGAGGTCAACACCCGAAAGTGTGCCACCCAGTGTCAGGTTTCCGCTGGAAGTGACGGTGCCCGACAGGCTGATGCCGTTGACGGTGCCTGTGCCGCCTACTGAAGTAACGGTGCCGGTGTACTGGTCATTCGACGTAACCGTAAAGTTCGGATACGTCCCACTAATGCTCGTAGTACCCGCGCCCGTGAGCGATACGGTTTGATCTGGCGCACTGTTGGTGATGGTGAAGTTGGGATACGTTCCAGAGGTGCTGATGCCCGTACCAGCCGTGAGCACCACCGTCTGATCCGGGGCGCTGTTAGTGATCGTGATCGAGCCAGCGCCCTCAGTGATACTGATGCCAGTACCGTCAGTCAGGTTGGCGTTCTTCCACACGCCATCCACGGCGTCATAGACGATCGTGTTGCCCGAGGCCAACGTGCCAAACCGCACATTGCCATCAGTGCCGCCAAGCGCGGAGCCGAACGTCGGGCGCACAAACAGCACGCCGTTACTGGTGCCAACATGCACCACCGCTGCGATTGTGGCGATAGCGTTGGGGGTGTTTGGCTTAGTAGCGGTGAGGCCACCTGTTACCGCCGGGTCGTAGTAGAGAATCTGGCCTTGAGTGAACGCGGACGTATTGACGCCTTTAACCTCGCCAAACTCGTAGACCGTAATCCAGTCGTTTGTCGATCCACTCTCGCCCGCTAGGCCAAGAAGGTAATTCGATTGATCGAACGTCAGCCCTGTAGCCGGTGCAGCGGTCAGGCCACCGCTAGCCCCAAGGGTGCCAGTGAACATAAGCACCTGACCCTTGGTGGCAGCAGCGCTTAGACGCACCCGGTAGAACATCTCCTCGCCAATATGCTGGATGACGCTGCCGTTCATCTGGAACGCTAGCGTCTGAAACATATCAGAATCGTCGTAGTACAGCCGACCCGTAGCATCGGTGACCGTCGCCGTCGTATCAAACTGGATGAAGTCGGGCGACGAGATGCCGCCCGTGATCCCCGTCATCGAAGTGATGTTGTCGTTCGCGCCTGCAATGGCCCAGCTCTGGTCGATCTTCTGCCAGACGGAACCGTTAAAGATCAGCCAATCGCCGGCTTGCCAATCGGTGATGCCGTTGAGGTTCGTGCTGCCGGCCACCGACACGACGTAGTAGTAGCCATTGGTGCCCGTGCTGGAGGCCAGCGTCGGAGTGTTCGTGCTGGCGTTCCAAGTACCCTGATAGGACAGGCCACCAGCCACATCGGCCCAGGCCAAATCAGTTCCGTCAGTGGTGAGGAACTTACCCGCATTGCCCGTCTGGCTGGGGATCAGATCGTTGATCTGCTGCTGGAGCGAGGCCAGGGTATCCAGTACCGTCTGGCTCGTGCCACCACCGTTGGTAATGACCTTGATCTTGTCCGCCAGATCAGGGGCGACCACTTCGCCCACGTTGATCGTGCGGCCCGAAGACAGGCTGATGATCAGCGAGCCGTCAAAGTCAATGTGTGCGTCGGTGACCGAGACACCGTCTACACCATCTTGCCCGTCCACACCGTTGCGGCCGTCAGCACCCTTAGGCCCCATCGGGCCAGTGGAGCCGTCCCGGCCCGCACGGCCGTCGCGGCCATTGGTGCCGTCGCGCCCGTCTTTGCCGTCCTTGATGGAGGCAACGCGGCTTTCGATCTTGTTGCCCACCTCGTCGTAGCGAGACTTGATGTCTGACTCGATCTTCTTGAGCGCCTCGATCACCAGACGAGCCTGCTCGCCAACTTTTTGCTTTTGCAGCTCGCGGCTTTTGGCCATCGTGCCGCGAATGGACTCCAGAACAGCCTTTTGCTGTTCCTCGGACATGCCTTGGAGGATTAGCTGTTTAGCGAGGCTTTCAACGTCCATTGCCCAGCTCCTTGGTCAGCTCGTCCAAGAAGTCCTGCTCCATACCGCTGACCTTGTTTTGCTTCTCGGCCATCTGAAGCTCCACGATCTTGGACTTGTTCTTGATATCCGCTTCCTTGAGCATCAGCTCTGCGATCTTCACGCGCTTGTCGAACTCCTGCGACTCAGCGCCAGCAGGCAGGTTCTTGGTGGTCGATGCGATCACCTTGGCCTGCACTTCCTGCGGCATCAGTTGCGCCTCGGTCATCAGCTTGGTAGCCTCTGCCCGGTTCTGCTCGGCCTGCGTCGTCTGCACCGCGATCTGAGCCTGGGCCGCTTGCAGTGCGAGCTGCTGTTTGGCCATCTCCATCTGCTGCGCCTCGGGATTGGGCTGGGCCATCTGCTCCAGAGCACCGATGAGTTCGTAGCGGTTGGTGAGACTGCTGTTGGTCAAGATGCCCTTGAGCAGCAGCGGCAGCACCGGGGTGTTGGGCCCCAGCGTTTGCAGCAGGCCAATGAACTGCTGCTGCTCGTACTCGCGTGCGATGATGCCCAGCGTGGCCGTCGGGATGAACTTCATATCTACCGACGGATAGCGCTCGGGGTCGAACTGCATGTAGCGGAACGCTGCTTTTTGAATGAACGGAATCAGGAAGTCTTCCTGGAAGTTCACCAGCGTGCGCTTGTACTTCTTGATGATCGTGGCCACTGCCATCGACATACCACCCGCATCACGCGCCGCTTGGCTCACCATGCCTTGGCTGTCGAGCGTGCCCGTCGATTGCAGCAGCATGCGCTCAAAGTCCTTGGCCGTGGCGAGGTTCGCACCGTCGGTGTTGCCAAACTTGAACGGGAACAAAATTTCGTTGGGGTTGCCGTTCGTCAGAATGGCCTTACCCGGCTTGACCTCAAACTTCGCACCGCGAGGCAGACGCGTGGCATCCATCGCCATCATGGGAGCGGTGGTCAGCGCCAGCGAGTCAAGGTGGCTACGCACCTCGGCATCGATGGCCTTTTGCATGTTGTAGGCCTTCTCGACCGTACCGCGACCGAGCAGGCGGTTGGGCACCGTATCATCTTGATAGGACAGCACGGGGCGATCCTTCATCATGTACGGGTTCTCTTCGGCTTTGAGCAGATAGCCCTCGTTGGCGATGACGACAATGGCTTCCACCAGATCGCTGTACTCATCGGCCACCGAATCATCGGGGAAGAGGTCTTCGACTTCGTTTTCTTCCGCAGCCTTCAAGTACTCACGCGGCACCAGGCCGTAGTACGTCAAGAGGCGAACCTTGTCGCTCTCGTACTGACTGATCTCCTGCGTCGGCTCCAGATCGGTGTCTTCGCCAGCGGGCTGGATGTTCACTTTGCGGTAGATCCCGCGCTCCATGCCCTCAACCACCTTGTGGATCGAGACATACTTCTCGATTGCCACGCCCATGCAGTCGTCAACGCTCGTGCCGTTGGGGTCAAACAAGAAATTCTTGGGGTTGACCGGCACAATCTTCACCGCAACGCGGGGCTTTTCGATCACACCGATGGCCGCTTGCCCCATCTGGCCAGGAATCGCCTGCGTAGCGGGGACAAACGTCTTTTCGGTCTTGACAACGATCTCGCCAATGCCCGTGCCGTAGATTTCGGCCATCAATTCGATCTGGTCAATGGATTTGCGGATCTTGTCCTGCTTGAAATCCTCCATCAACTGGGCTTTGAGCATCTCAACGTCCAGCGGGTTGCCGTCGATATCCTTGAGATCGTCCTCAATGTCGAAAAACTCGCCTTGGCCGAAGATCGCTTCCATGATCTCAGCGTGACGAGTCTCAACGGCCTGCTGCGTGGCGGGGGTCACCAGTTTAGAGCGCTCAGATTCGCGCATCTTGTCCTCCGCCGCCCACTGGCCACGGAAGATGCGCTCATACTCCAGGTACGAAGGCAGGAAGTTGGTGTCGCGCCAGTCGCGCCAGCGGTCGCAGTGATCCGTAACGAATGCTAGAAGCTCCTTGTCACCCTCGGTAGGTTCGTAGAATTCGTTAGGTTCCATAGTCACACCCCTGAAATTACATCCAGCGGTTGCCAGTCATCTTGTTCGTCCTGTTCGAAGTAAGATGTGACCGCAAGCTGGTCTATATATGATAGGGCATCAGGCAAGTCGTCATGAACTCCCTGCGCCGGGAACATTAGAAGCTGATCCGTAAAGGAGTCCCAGTCTTCGTCCTGATTTAGCACGATTCTGCCATGCTCAAAGCGTCCTTGCAACGACCAAATGATGCGATCCGCCTTCTTTCGGTTGCCGTGCGTCAGGTCAATGATATGCGCATAGACGTTATTTTTTCGCATCAGATCGCTCAAATACGGCAAAACCGCGTTTTTTAGCGATCCCCGCTCAATTCCGACGGACAGTGGCCGGTAGTCGCGGATCTTCATCAGGATCTTCGCCGCCGTCTCCCGCACATCCCAGCGCCCGTGCTCGATTTCCTTGACGAACCACTTGCCATCCTCCGTCACCTTGACGATTGCAATGGCCGATTCGTCCAATCTTTTCTTGGCATTGGCCGCTTGTTTGGCCACTTCCTCAAATCCCGCCAAGTCCACCGCGATGAAGTAGCTGCCGGTGTTCGGTTCTTCTCCGTACTTTAGCCATTCTTCCCGAAAGATGTTTGATCCCGCGTTCGTAAATGACGCCATGTATTCAGCCTTAAAGGCGAAACTGCTCAGAGTTTTTTTGGCGTTTTCAATTTCGGCAGGATCTATTAGCTCGTTATCCGCAGTGGTAAACGTCCATGATTTGTAATCGCTCTCGCCAGATTCACCAAGTTGGTACAAATCGAAAAAGTGATTTCTACCGCGTGGAGTCCCAATAAACATCGCCTCACCTTTGCGGTCAGACAGTGCAGCTCGCACCACCTGCTCCCAAACTGATGGCTTCATGTCGGCGTACTCGTCCAGAACCACATAAGACAAAGAAACACCGCGCAGCGTGTCGGGCCTGTCCGCTCCACGGATGTAAATGGTCGCCCCGTTTACCAGTTTTATCTCTTGGTTGTTGATGTGGCTTGCTTGAATTACCTCTCGGCCCAAATCCATCAACACATCCCAAATAATCACCCGCGCTTGGCCCTGCGTCGGCGCGATGTACATAACGCTCGCCCCCTGCGGGCATTGCAAACCCTTGATCAGCAGCGTCACAGCCGCCAGCCTGGACTTTCCGCACCGACGTCCAGCGCAAATGACCTTAAATCGGGTTTTATCGTTCATTACCTGCTGTTGCCACTTCAGCAGCTTGAATGTTAGATCAGCCATTGTGGTCTCTTATGTACTTGGCTGCACGCTCCATGATGTCAGCGCTGTCTTTCAACATACCAATTCCGACATTGCACTTCGTGCACAGTAATTTTCGGATTTTTCCGGTTGCGTGGTCGTGGTCAACAACCATCTTTTTCCCCGCGATATCTTCATGGTCGTTGCAAATAGCGCAGCAGAAGTCTTGCTGCTCCCTGAGTAAATTGTACTGCTCAAGCGTTATGCCGTACCTTCGAAGCAGCCCGTTGTGGACATATCGCTCTTTGTTGTTTTCGTACCAGTCTTTTGCTTTTTGGTCGATTCTGTTTTTGTGCTTTTCGTAGTGCCTGCGCTTTTGTTCTTTGCGCTTTTCAGGGTTGTTAGCGTGCCACTGGGCTACTTTTACTCGTTGGTACGCCTTACGGTCTTCCGATTTATCGCGAGCGGAGACACAAGCCTTGCACTTGTACTGATAGCCACGGGTGATCTTTGTCGCTTTGTGAAAGCTGGACGTAGGGAACTCGCCTTTGCAGGCGCTGCATAGAAGCTGAAGCATGGTTTTCCTCTTGTAGAAGGTTGGGGTGTTCAACCACGCGCACCCCAAACGCGCTACAAGCCTGTACTCAGGTCGGTTGGCTTCAATTATACGTCAACCACCCCATCTTCACCAGCTTCAATGATCGTTGGAGTTTCGCCCAACCCAGTGATGTTGATCGTGACGGCAGAGCGCGTCCCCTTTTCTTTTTCGAACATACTGACCGGCAGCGCTCTGTCCAGACACATCTTCAGTGCCGCCATCTGACCTGGGTGGTTATCGTTTAGCGCAATCTGGATTACCTTCTCCGCCACATCCTTGCCGCCAGAGCGGATCATTATCTCTTTGAGTTCCTTGATGCGCTGGTTATCCGTCTTAGGCAAGATAGACGGGGGATTAACTGCGTACTGCTGGATCGTCATTTGCTTTTTTTTCGGGATCACATTAGCTCCATGTAAAAAGATTGATTTTGCTTTTTCAGAGGGGGGGAGGCACCCACAATTACTCGCGGCCGAGGCGACCCCTCCCCCCCCTATCGAGTTATCCACAGGTTATCCACAGGTTGTCCACAGAAGGAAGTTCTAACTGTGGACAACATGTTGATAACTCACCTAAGTTGTTGATTTCATTGAGAGTGCGCGAAACGCTGGCAGCGCGGGAGAAATACAACGGTCATTATGTCAAATGAAATCACAGTTTCGGGGCGGAAAAGTATTACAAACAGGGCCGTCTACAGGGCAATTGTGGACAACTTTGGGTCGGATCTGTGGATAAGCTGTGGATAACTTAGTTAGCGAGCACTCACTAACGTCTGATCGAGGGGGGAGAGAGCGGGGGAGAGAGGGGCGGAGGGTGCTTTCCAGGGGTACCTGCTCCATTGCATAATCAATTCCACCAATCAAGTTCTTATCCCTCATAGCCGTTCTCTATTCACCAGTGCCGCAGCAAGGCCTCTTAAAGCCTCTCAGAGGCGTTTTTCTCATCGTCATAGGGGATGGTGAGGGTTGCCCTCTCCAAACGCATCCAGGGCCGTAATCCGAGGTTATAGAAGTGTCCGTAGGCATCAAGCACTTCCTTGAAGCCTTTGCTCATGTCGCCCTCGCCAGCAGCCTGCAGGATGCGCCTCTCAGCCTCACCAAGCTTGCGCTGGAAGTACGTTGTCCTCGAATCCGCTGGCCTTCCCATCCCCAACCTCCATTAGTAAATTCGTATCACCGACCAAAATCACCTGTTAGCACACGCTAACAAACCCCAATGACCCCAGACGCAGCATGACCCTATGACCCCAACCCTAAGGGTTGGGGGTCAGGGAGGGTCAACTTTGCTGCTTTTTTGAGCAACTTTGACCCTGACCAGGGTCATGACCCTAGGGTCATCTAGGGTCAACTTTTCCCACATTCTCACAAACCCCACATTAAACATTTTTGCGTAACATCAACGCACTGGCGTTCGCCTCATCCACCATGATCCATCCATGCTCGGTGGCCTCGATCATCCCAGCCTGGAGCATCGCACCGATCATTTTGTCGTTGTACGACGGGTTCACCATGTTCCTGATGGTGCGCTCGGCGTTGCCGTCAGCCGCCAGTTTGTCCTTGAGCGCTGACCTGGTGAGGTACGGCGCACCGCCCAAATCCTCCGCACCGCTGGCCCACCAAGCGTTCTCCCACACCTTTCTGAACCCATCTATCTTGGAGTCCTTCTTGGTCGGTGCTGCTGGGGCTTGCGACTCAATAACCACGGCGCTAGTTACCGCCTGATTATCTTCGTCATACCAGCCCGGAATAGTTACCTGCTGCAAATCCAAGAAAACCGGCTTTGCAAGCTCCGCATCCTTGGACTTTCTCTGCACCAATTGCATAGGGCTATTTGGCCCAGCGGGGATCACACTTATCTCAATATCTAATGCACCGCGCCAAGCTGATGATCCTCGAGCACGGTGCTGGGCCTCCTCGGATACGCCGGTGTGATGCACCAGGATCACCGAGCAGCCGAACTCCTGCATCAGATTACCGCAAGCGTCCAGCATGGTCTTGGCGTCTTGGGCGCTGTTCTCGTCACCCGCTAGGAAGCGGTGAAGTGTATCTACAACAACCACCTTGGGCGGGGTGGGCAGCATGCGGATGTGCTCGACTACCTTGAGGTATCCAGCAGGCGTATTCAGATCGCAGCCGTGCTTGGACAGCCACATATTGATCGGGCCGGGCTTGTGTTGGTGCTTCCAGGCCGCAATGCGCCCACGAAGTCCGTGGTGACCTTCACCAGCCAGATAGACGACGTTGCCGTGGCGCACTTTGTTGCCGCACCAGTCGGCGCTAGAGCTGGCGATACGCAGACACCAATCGAGCACGACGAACGTCTTGCCACCGCCAGAGGGGCCATGAACCATGACAAGGGCGTGGTCTTGGATCCAGCGCTTGACCAGCCAAGAGATGGGACTGGGCTGGGCGGAGAAGTCGTCGGCGGGAACTAGCCAATCATCGGCAGCGGGGGCAAGAAGACTCGCCAAATCGTTTCCGGCTTGGGCATAATCATTAGCATCGCCAGGTTCTGGAGGCATAACCATGCGCGCGCCAAACTTGGCGCAGGCCTGCTCGGCGTAGCGCTGGCCAACGCCGGACTTGTCATTGTCAGCCACGATCACTAGATCCTGCGCTGCACCATAAATCTCCCGCAGCTTACCGGTGACCGTCACGAGGTTGGACGCCGAGTAGGCAATGATCACGGGGCGATCAATCGTTTCATGGATCGTTGCAGCAGTGGCAAAGCCTTCGGCGACGTAGATCGTGCCCGGTTCGTCTGAGCTACCGAGCTGCCAGAACTTACCGCCCGTTTGCCCGCCAGGGTGATAGAGCTTGCCGCCTTGATGGTCGATGTACTGCAGGCTCGACAGCGTCCCATCGGCATCGTAGAGCGGCACGACAAGGCGTCCATCACCGGTAATGCGTGCGCCATGCACGCCAATTCCCTTGGCCACAAGGTACGGGTGCTCGGGGCTTGCGGGGTTTGCGTTGGCCCAGATCTGCTCAACCGTCTCGCTGGCCACCTGGTGCTGGCGCTCAAGAGCTGCATCTCTGAGGGCTTTGGCCTCTGCAAGACGCTTGGCGTTGGCCATCTCCTCGGTGTGCGTGAGCTTTCGCCCGACCTCGGCACGCCAAGTCACCTCAATGCCCGATCGCCAGCAACCAAAGCGCCCAGCGGGGATGCCGTCGCCAAAGACCAGATACCAGCCCGGTTTATCGCCATGTCCTGGCGAGCCTTTGGTGCCGGATTTGAATCGGTGAATCTTGCCGTCCAGATGCACCTCATCAGGCGGCTCAAGACCCGCTGCGCGAATAGCGTCAATGAGCTGAACGTCAGGAGGAGCGATCTGTCGCTGTGGCGTGGGTGACCACGGGCCACCTAGGATGTTAGAGAGGTCAGCCATTGATTTCGGTCTCGTAAAGTTCGCAAGACTCAGAGCAACCACCGTCTGCGTAAAGATCCAGTTGGGTAGGAGCGCGAGCCATCATGTCTTGGTGCGCGATAGCCATCTTTCTGAATGTCTTAATTGATGTGCGACCACGGAAAAACACACGGTCTAGAGCGTCGTTGTACTTTTGAAATTCAGCTCCAACCCGAGGATATTTCTCTTCCATCCGCTCAAAGAAATCGAAATTCGAAGGGTCTTCGTTATGAAGACGCATCAGCTTTGCGAAACTCTTTTTCCAGCAGGTTTTGCAGTTCCCTTGATGCTCTTCTAACTGGAGGTCAAAAGGCTGGTCTTCCCACCAATCGAGAACATCTTGCTTGTCAGCCGGGAACCAGTGAACCAGTGGGTAAACAATGCTGCGCGTCTTGTCGTCTCTTACGCGGCGCTGCTCGTCAATCCTGATCCCAATTGCAAGATCGTAGTCTCTGTTAGTCCACCCAATCGATCTCAGATAAGACTCGATTGGACGGCGTTTTAGACGATCAGTGCAGAAAGGAACGCCCATATTGGGGATTCCGTACTTCTTGATCACCTCTTCAAACGGTTCCCCGTTTCGACTGGCCGTCTCAAATGTCACGATGTTGTGACTCATACCAACTCCGGCCTCGTGATTAGTGATGCCCTCAAGCCACACGGTGTTAAAGCCAAAGTGCGTGTCGCAATCGTGAACGAACTGAAGCGTAGCCTCGTTCTCTTGCCCAGTGTTTGCAAAGATCACCTTGATCTCGTACTCATCGCTCTTGGTGTCCAAGATTTTTTTGGTCATGTACCCAGATGTGCGACCACCAGAGAAGGAGATGACCAGTTTCTTTTTCTGCTCCATTAATCGAATCTCCTGAACAGCGAGCGCACCGTATATGACTTCACGAATGCGACCAGCGTGTTGATCAAGACAAGGCCAACGTTTGCATTGAACGTGGCCTCAATACCGAGGATAGGAAACACAGCAAGATTCGACAAAAAAATCAAGACGGTTCCCGCGACAACTTGCGTCGCTGCTTCTATGACCCTGATCATTTGAAACAAGGCCCTAAAGCAGCTTGACAGGCAGCGTCAAGACGGGCCTCTTCAATTTCTTTTTCGGTGCGATCTGCCCTAAGCACGCCCTCAGTCTTGACCTCCAGCTCATACTGGCGAGACATCGGGGGCCGCTCTCCCCAAGCGTAGATCACCTGGGGCCACACTCCTAGTGCATCCGCTAATTTCTTCGTGCCGCCGTAGTAGGCGACCGCTTCTTCAGTCTTCATTTTTGTCCTTCTGGATTTTTTTTCATGCGGTGTTGACATCGTACCGCGAAATCGACTAGAGTTGCAACACACCTCGAACTGATTTCCAGAAGGAGGTGCAAAAACAGGAGTGCCGCATGGCAATCAATCTGAAGACCACTGGCAGTCTATCTGCCAACGGCGTCAAGCTGCTCGTTTACGGGCAAGCCGGTGCCGGTAAGACCAGCCTCATTAAGACGCTGCCCAACCCAATCGTGCTCTCGGCCGAGGGTGGTCTGCTGTCCATTCAGGACGCAGACATTCCCTACATCGAGATCGCTTCGATGGACGATCTGCGTGAGGCATTTTCATGGTGTAAAGACAGCGCCGAGGCTGGGCAGTTCAAGTCCGTGGCGCTGGACAGCATCAGCGAGGTGGCAGAGGTTGTCCTCAACCACGAGATGAAGAAGAACAAGGACGGCCGCGCAGCGTACGGTGAGATGAACACCACGATGCAAGAGCTGATCCGCGCCTTCCGCGACCTGCCCGGCAAGCACGTTTACATGAGCGCCAAGCTGGAGAAGTCGCAAGACGAGATGGGCAAGATGCTCTACAACCCCGGAATGCCCGGCAAGAGCCTGACCCAAGGCCTGCCGTACTTCTTCGACGAGGTGCTGGCCCTGCGCGTAGAGCGCGATGCCGAGGGCGTGACCCAGCGTGCCATCATGTGCGACAGCGACGGGCTGTGGCTGGCCAAAGATCGCTCAGGCAAGCTCTCCGCTTGGGAGGCACCGGATCTGGGTGCGATCATTCAGAAAATTGGGGACAGAGCATGACTGACCTCAAAGAACTGAGCAACGACTGGCTGCGCTGGAAGACCTCCGAGGAGGAGGCTGTCGTTGAGCGCCGCAAGATCGAAGACCAGATCGTCAAGATGCTGGGCTTGCCCGAGGCGTTTGAGTCCACCGAGACAGCCGAGCCCACGGGCTTCGTGGTCAAGATCCAAGGCCGCATTGACCGCAAGGTGGACTCCACCAAGCTGCAAGAGCTGGCCGCTGAGATGGGTCTATCGGATCACCTGCCCAATCTGTTCAGGTGGAAGCCTGAAATCAACATGTCAGCCTGGAAGCAGGCCGACGAATCAATCACTCGCCCTCTGGCTGGTGCAATCACGGTCAAACCGGGCCGTCCGTCTTTCAAAATCACTGTTAAGGAGTAATCATGGCTTTCCTACCCGAATCTTTTGACGCTAACGAACTGCCCAAGGGCAACACCGGCGCTTTCGAGCCCGTGCCCGCTGGCTGGTACACGGCCACCATCAGCCAAGCCGAGCTGAAGGACACCAAAGCTGGCACCGGCCAGTACATCAAACTGCGCTACGACATCACCGGCCCATCGCACCAAGGGCGCGTGGTGTTCGGCAACCTGAACATCAAGAACCCCAACCCCAAGGCCGAGGAGATTGGCCGCGCTGACCTTGGCGAGATCATGCGGGCGATTGGTCTGGGCAAGGTGACTGACACCGACCAGCTCATCGGTGGCCAGCTTGGCATCAAGCTGTCGATCAAGGAAGACGCTCAGTACGGTGCTGGCAACGAGGTCAAGGGCTACAAGTCCATGTCCGGTAGCCCCGCTCCGGTGGCAACGGTGGCCGCTACCCCTGCCCCTGCCGCAGCAAAGAGCGCTGCGCCTCCGTGGGCTAAGAAGTAAAAAAATAGCCCCCGGTTTTTACGCCGGGGGCAATCAAACAACTAAACAAGGAGTGGGCAATGCAAATACCCGAGTCGGATCATAGCATCCAGGCGTTGATTGACAAGCACCACGAGAACAAGGGCGAAGCACCAAGGGCGCACCTGGGGGCTAGTCTGCTGGGCCATCCTTGTGATCGGTGGCTATGGTTGTCGTTTCGCTGGGCTGTACAGCCCAAGTTTCCTGGCCGAATCCTGCGCCTGTTCCGTCGGGGGCAGAACGAGGAAGCCACCATCATCAGCGACCTGCGGGCCATCGGGATTGATGTGCGCCGGGTATCGGCACAGCACCGGGTGGATTTTGGAAGCCATGTGTCTGGATCGCTCGATGCCATCATCGACAAGGGAGTACCAGAAGCACTCAAGGCCAAGCACGTTGGCGAGTTCAAAACGCATAGCAAGAAGAGTTTTGATGCGCTGGTCAAGGACGGCGTGGAGAAGTCCAAGCCTGAGCACTACGTCCAGATGCAGGTCTACATGCACGGAACGCAGATTGATCGGGCGCTTTATGTGGCGATCTGCAAGGATGATGATCGTATGCACACCGAGCGGGTGAAGTACGACAAGGAGATCGCTGAGAAGGCGATTCGCCGTGGCCACTACATCGCACTGTCAGACCGGATGCCGCCACCGATTAGCACCGATGCGAGTTGGTATCAGTGCAAATTTTGTGACGCACACAAATTTTGTCACGAAGACAAAAAAACCCAATATGCCAACTGCCGCACCTGCGCTCATGCAACGCCGTTGTCTGACAGCACTTGGCACTGTGCCCGCTGGGATGATGTGATCCCACCGACAGCGCAGCAGATCGGTTGCGAGAGCCATGTGCTGCATCCTGATCTGGTGCCGTGGCAGCGCAAGGATGGGCCTGACCAGTGGACTGCGATCTACATGATCGACGGCAAAGAGGTGGCCAACGGAGCGCCAGCCAATGGCGTGTTTGGTAGCAAGGAGATCCTTGCCAATCCGAGCGAGTGCGCTGATCCTGGTGACATGTTGGCCAAGCTGCGCGAGGAGTTTAATGGAAGGATTGTTGGCTGATGCTCCGTGACTACCAACAGCGCACCATAAACCAGCTCTATGCTTGGTTCTCTGCGGGCAACGCTGGCAACCCGTGTCTGGTGCTGCCCACCGGGTCAGGCAAGAGCCACATCGTGGCGGCGCTATGTAAGGATGCATTGCAGAACTGGCCCGAGACTCGGGTGCTGATGCTCACCCATGTCAAGGAATTGATTGAGCAGAACGCCGAGAAGATGCGCTTGCACTGGCCTGCTGCACCGATGGGGATTTACAGCGCTGGCATTGGCAAGCGAGACATTGGCGAGCCGATCACGTTTGCGGGAATTCAGTCCGTTCGAACCAAGGCCGAGATGCTCGGCCACCTTGACCTGGTGATTATTGACGAGTGCCACCTTGTCAATCACAAGGACGAGGGTGGCTATCGCAAGCTCCTAGCCGACCTCAAGGCAATCAACCCGGCGCTGCGCGTTGTGGGGCTTACCGCCACACCGTATCGCCTGGGGCATGGCCTGATCACCGACAAGCCAGCGCTCTTTGATGCGCTGCTGGAGCCGGTGAGTATTGAAGAACTGGTGTTCAAGGGCTACCTGTCCACACTGCGCTCCAAGGTCACCAGCGCCAAGCTCGATACGTCCGGCGTCAAGAAGCGCGGTGGCGAGTTTATTGAGAGCGAACTGCAAGCCGCCGTTGACACGGACGACAACAACCAGCGCGTCGTCCAGGAGGTGATTGCGTTGGCTGGAGATCGCAAGGCCTGGCTGGTGTTCTGTACTGGTGTGCAGCACGCCGAGCACGTTGCTGAAGTGTTGCGCCAGCATGGAGTGGCCGCACAGTGCGTCACCGGAGAGACACCAAAGGCCGAGCGAAAGCGCATGCTTGATGACTTCAAGGCTGGAAAACTGCGTGCGCTAACGAACGCCAACGTACTGACAACGGGCTTCGATTACCCAGATATTGACCTGATCGCCATGCTGCGCCCGACCATGAGCGCAAGCCTATACGTCCAGATGGCAGGCCGCGGGATGCGTGTCAAGAGCCACACCGATCACTGTCTGGTGTTGGACTTCGCTGGCGTGGTGGAGATGCACGGGCCGATTGTCGCCGTCCAGCCCCCGAAGAAGGGCGGTGACGGAGATGGCGAAGCCCCTGTCAAGGTCTGCGACAACTGCGACGAGCTGGTGCATATCTCGGCCAAGGAATGCCCTGCCTGCGGTCATCCTTTTCCTCCGCCAGAGGAGAAGAAGCTCAAGCTGCACCATGATGACATCATGGGGATGGAGGG